GTACTACTGTTACTGATACTATTGGTACTATTAATGGCACTCTTCAATCTTCTGGAATGTTTGAAAACACTAATAGTGGTGTATTTAATTTTGATGGGAGTACTAATTATATAGTAGCAAATTCTTTAGCTTCAACAATGGCTAATGCTTCTGAAGGTACTTTTTGTTTGTGGGTAAAACCTCAAGGAGGTAATACTAATAGAAATGGCGTTAGTTTTGATGATTTAAATGGTAATACCACAATTCAAATAGCAGTACATGGAAGAGATAATGGGAGTAGCCCTGGATCTATATATTGGTTTTGTAGAGTAAGTGGCACAAATCAATTTATAGTTACTTCCGAAAATAATGTTAGTGTAGATAATGAATGGGCATATGTTTGTGGAGTTCAAACAGCTGATACTAATGCTCCTCTTTTATATCGAAATGGTCAATTATTATCTGCTACAAATTCAATAAGTACTAATAATGCATACTTTTTTTCTTCTGATACAAGTAATATTATTGATGGTTTTAGCATTGGAAGATATAATAGTGGGTATAACCCAAATGAAAATCATTTTTACGGAGATATGGGGTCTGTACACATCTACAACCGCGCCTTATCAGCAACAGAAGTCCTACACAACTATAACGCTTTAAAAGGAAGATTTGGTTTATAAAAAAACCCTACATACATTATACCTTAACATAAACTTACAGTATTTATAATCACACAAAAAAATAAAAAATGGAAAATAAAGTTTTAGATAAAGAAGAAGTAGAAACATTAACTTCGTTACAACAGGAACAAAATGATTTAGTATATCAATTAGGACAGATTGAATACCAAATCGGATTTTTTACAAGACAAAAAGAACTAGTAACACAAAAATTAGAAGCTTTTGAAAAAAGACAACAAGAACAAGCACAAAAATTAGAAGAAAAGTATGGTCAGGGTACTGTAAATCTAGAAAGTGGTGAGTTTATTAAAGCTTAATTGCATTTTTAAAGGCTTTTGCAATATTTATAAACAAAATTAATTCATAAGACATGGCAGAAGTATTAGTATCCCCCGGTGTATTAGCAAGGGAAAACGACCAAACTTTTTTAGAGGCTCAACCTGTACAAGCAGGAGCAGCTATAGTAGGACCAACAGTTAAAGGACCAGTTGGTATCCCAACACTAATTACAACATATTCAGAATATCAAAATGTGTTTGGTACTACAGTAGAAAGTGGTAGTGGTCAATTTACCTATCTTACATCAATTTCAGCATTTAATTATTTCCAACAAGGTGGAGATTCTTTATTAGTAACAAGAGTAGTAAGTGGTTCTTTTACAAGTGCTACTAGTACAACAATTGCTAATGGTCAAAACATCACGGGAGCTGCCGCAGCTACAGGTTCGTTAACAATAGCAGGAACATTTGGTCAAACAGTTGATGATGAATTTCAAATTACAGTAGGAGGAAGTGAATTTAGATTTATTGCTGCGGATCCAGCAGGTGGTCTACCAGCAGATAGTAACCCCGTATTTTTCTTAGCAACAGGATCTAACACAGCGGGATACATAGATAACTTGGTAACTAAAATTGATGGTGCTAGTATAGGAGTAAATGCTACTGATGCTACAACAGCTATTCAGTTAACAGCTTCTTCAGCAGGTACAGCAGGAAATTTAATTTCAGTAGATACAGGTTCTGGAACTACATTTAGTGATGTTTTAACATTAGAAGGTGGAGTAGCGGGAGTAGGAAGTACTAACGCGTTTACATTAAAAACTATATCTGAAGGAGTTATTGCTAATAGTGACGGTGCAGAAGGTACTAATAATACTTTAGCAAATGGTACTTCAGATAATGTTAGATGGGAAATTGTTAATCCAAATGTATCAACTGGAACATTTAGCTTATTAATTAGAAGAGGAGATGATGCTTCCAATGATAAGGTAGTATTAGAAACTTTTGCTAATTTATCAATGGATCCAAATTCAAGTGATTATATTGAAAAAGTAGTTGGAAATTCAAAACAAACGGTTACTGCGGATGGTACTGAGTACTATATTAAAAATGAAGGTACTTATTTAAATAGAAGTAAATTTGTTTATGTTGATTCCGTATCAACTCCAACATTAAATTATTTTGATAATAATGGAGATGCTAAAACAGCATTAACATCTTCTATACCAGTAGCAAGTTCGGGTTCATTTAATAGTGCAACAGGAACAGTATTTACAGCTGCTAATAGTCCTGCTTTATTTTATGAAACTATTAATAATACTAATAGCCAAGGGTTTGATGCTGCTGCTTTAGGAGATACTACATCAAATGGAACTTATGCTGTAGCATTTAATTTATTAGCTAACCAAGATGATTTTCAATTTAATTTAATTACTGCACCAGGTTTAATTAAAGGAAATGGAAATGCTTCTAGTGAATTAACAACATTAGTTAATAATGCACAGTCAAGAGGAGATAATTTAGCAGTAATAGATTTAGTAAATTGGAATTCAACTATTTCAACTGTAACAGCAGGAGCAACAGCAGTAGATTCCTCATACGCAGCTACATATTGGCCATGGTTACAAACCATTGATCCAGATACTAATAAAACAGTTTGGGTACCAGCTTCAACAATGATACCTGGAGTATATGCTTTTAATGATAGATCAGCGGAAGCATGGTTTGCACCAGCTGGATTAAATAGAGGTAGTTTAACTACAGTAGTTAGAGCTGAAAGAAAATTAACTAATGGCAATAGAAATACTTTATACACTTCAAATGTTAACCCAATAGCTACATTCCCAAATTCGGGAGTAGTAGTATTTGGTCAGAAAACATTACAGAAAAAAGCAAGTGCATTAGATAGAGTAAATGTAAGAAGATTATTAATAGAACTTAAATCATTTATTTCACAAGTAGCAGATAATTTAGTATTTGAACAAAATACAGCAACTACAAGAAATAATTTCTTAAGCCAAGTTAATCCATTCTTATCAAGTGTACAACAAAGACAAGGATTATTTGCCTTTAGAGTAGTAATGGATGATAGTAATAATACACCAGATGTAATAGATAGAAATCAATTAGTAGGACAAATATTCATACAGCCAACTAGAACAGCTGAATTTATTTACCTAGATTTCAACATATTACCAACTGGAGCTACTTTCCCGTCATAAAAATTAAAGAATTAGATATTTATAACAAGAAATAAATTAGAACAAAATGCCAATAATAGATCCCAACGAAATATTTTTTACCGCTTTTGAACCAAAGCAGGCCAATAGATTTATAATGACTCTAGATGGTATACCCAGCTTTATAGTAAAAGGATTAAGTGCAATTTCAGTAACACAAGGTGAAGTAATCCTAAACCATATAAATATCCTAAGAAAAGTTAAAGGAAAAACTATATGGAATGATGTAACAATGACATTATTTGACCCTATTACACCATCAGGTGCCCAAGCAGTAATGGAATGGATAAGATTACACCATGAATCAGTAACAGGTAGAGATGGTTATTCTGATTTCTATAAAAAAGATCCAGTTTTACAAGTTTTAGGTCCTGTAGGTGATGTAGTTTCAGAATGGATATTAAAAGGTGCTTTTGTTAAAGAATCTACATTTGGAGATTATAACTGGGATACAGAAAACGAAGCAAAACAAATTGAAGTAACATTAGGAGTTGATTATTGTATATTAAATTTCTAAGAAAAAATAAATATTTTATTAAAGGGAGCTTGGCTATGTCAAGCTCTTTTTTTATATTGGTATTTATAACAAAATTAAGTTATTAATAAATAAAAGATATGTCAGATTTTAAATTCCCATCGGAAACAATTGAATTACCCTCAAAGGGCTTACTATATCCTGAAGATAATCCTTTATCAAGTGGCAAAATAGAAATAAAGTATATGACTGCTAGAGAAGAAGATATTTTAACTAACCAGGCTTATATAGAAAAAGGTACAGTTTTAGATAAACTAATTGAATCTTTAATAGTAGATAAAAATATAAACTATAAAGACTTAATTGTAGGAGATAAAAATGCCGTTCTAGTAACTGCTCGAGTTTTAGGATATGGTAAAAATTATACTTTTACTTTAAAAGGAGAAGAACATACTGTGGATTTAACAGAGGTAGATAACAGAGAAATAGATGAATCCAAGTATACAAAAGGTAAAAATAGTTTTTCTTTTAAATTACCTAATAGTGGTAATGAAATTACATATAAGATTTTAAATGGTCATGATGAAACTAAAATAGAACAGGAATTAAAAGGACTTAAAAAAATTAATAAAGATGCTTCTCCTGAATTATCTACTAGATTAAAATATTTAATCACATCAGTTAATGGCGAAACCGAAAATAAAAAAATTAGAGAATTTGTAGATAATTATTTATTAGCTATGGATTCTAGAGCCCTAAGAGAACATATTAGAGACACTCAACCAGATGTAGATTTAATCTTTGATATAGAAGGTGAAGGGGAGGTCACGGTCCCAATAGGGATTACGTTTTTTTGGCCTGACGCGTAAAATAGTACCCCAAGTTAGATCAAATTTATTTAAACAAATTCATGAAATAGTTTTTCATGGTAAAGGAGGATATGATTATTATACTATATATCATATGCCTACATGGTTAAGAAAATTTACTTTTAAAGAAATTTCAGATTTTTATAAGGAAAAAAATAAATCTCAAGAAAAGTCTTCGGGTAAAAATTCTTCCACAATAATGGATTCCTCAGGAAAAATTAACCCAAAAAATATCCCATCTTCTCCGGCTAGTAGGGGTAAAACTTCATATAAATAATTTTTTTTAATATTTATAATAAATATCTTTAAATGGCTACTGAAGAAGAATTAAATAAACAAAATCAAAAACTTGAGGATCAAATATCTCTTCAACAGGAATTAAATAGAATTATTCAAGAACGTGTAGGAATTTCCTCCCGAGCTTTATCGGGCCAACAAGAATCATTTAATGTTTTACAAGATCAACTTAAACTAGTAACATTTGAAAAAGCTGAGAGAATGGTTATACTCCAATCTCTTAGAAAGACAAATAAAATTGCTCTCAAAAATTATTCTATTTTAAGTGATGAACTAGGTACTACTAGGGGATTAAAAGAGTTAGCTAAGGATAAAATAATATTAGATAAAGAAATTCTTACATTACAAGATCAGCAAGCTAAATTTGCTGAAATTGCTAAGGAAGAAGATATAGAAAGATCAAGATTAGGTAAAAATATTTCAGATAGTTTAAAAAACCAAATCAGTGAATTACAAGAAACACAAAAAGAATTAAAAAAAGTTACTGAACTTTCTGGGAAAATTGCTAACGATTTTGGGGTAAAAACTTTTGGGGCCCTTGAAGATATAACTAGAAAGATCCCAGGACTTAGAAAATTTGCGGAACCTTTTCAAAAAGCAGCGGAAGCAGCTAGAGCAACGGCAACTGATAACGCTCTTGAAAAAGAAAGAGTAGATTTAAAAAACGAAGCAGCGGAAGCACAATTTGAATCCGATAAAGCGGCTTTAGAATCTGGAAAAGGTTTAACTAAAGATGTAATTAAAAGATTAGGCTTAGAGAAAAATCACGAAGCTAAACAAAGAATAGCGGATTTAGAATCACTTAAAACAGGAAAGGGTTTAACTCGGGAAAAAATAAAAGAATTAGGTTTAGAAAAAATACTAATATCTAAAAAGGGAAAAGCATTAACAGGATCATATGCAGCAAGTGTAGCAGCAGCTAAAAATGCAAAAAACATGTTAGGGGGATTGGGTGCACAAGCTGCGGCATCAGTTAAAGCACCACTAAAAGCTGTTGCTAAAACCTCCTCAGCTTTTAAAGCAGGAGCTAAAATATTGGGGAAATCTCTTAGTAAAGCATTAGGTCCTATAGGATTACTTTTAGAGCTTATAATGGCTTTAGTTAGAGGGGATAAAGCAGCAGGAGATTTAGCTAAGTCTATGAATATGACTTACAATGAAGCTCTTGCCACTAGGAGAGAATTTACAATGATAGCTGAGGAATCAGGAGAAACTTTTGTTACCACTAAGGGCATACAGGAATCAATGATAGCTTTAAATAAATCTTTAGGTACTAATGTAATGCTAAATAAAGATAATCTTATATTTGCAACTATGATGAGAGAACAAATGGGTTTTTCTCAAGAAGCAATAGTTGGTACTAATAAACTCTCAGAAGCTTTTGGAAAAACTATAGAACAAATTACGGGAGAGGTAATAGCCCAGGCTGATATAACTGCTACTAACTTAGGTGTTCAATTAGAAGAAAAAGAAATTTTAGAAGAGGTATCTAAGGCCTCAGCGGCAACAACTTTATCTTTAAAAGGTAGTGGTAGAGAATTAGCAAAAGCAGTAACTACTGCTAAAGCTTTAGGTATGACATTACAGCAGATTGAAAAAATATCTGATAGTATATTAAATTTTGAACAATCTATTTCAAGTGAGTTAAAAGCAGAATTATTAATAGGTAGAAATCTTAATTTAGAAAGAGCTAGATTAGCAGCTATTAATAATGACATAGAAGGAGTAGCTAGAGAAATTGCATCACAATTTGGTAGTGCTGCTGAGTTTGGGGATTTAAATAGAATTCAACAAAAAGCTATAGCTGAGGCAGTTGGAATGACAAGAGATGAATTAGCTGAAACTTTATTTACTCAACAAGCTATAGGAAATGCAACTGGAGAAGAGGCAAAAGAAAGAAAGGCAGTAATAGCGGGAATGTTAAAAACAATGTCTATTGAGGAAGCTCAAAGAAAACTAGAAAAAGAAGGTATTGAAAACCTAAAAAAACAAGCTTCAACTCAAGAAAGATTTAATGCAATGTTAGATAAGCTAACAGAAATTGCAGTTCAAATAGGTGAACCTTTATTAGAGATAATAGGTCCGATAGCAGACTTAGCAGAATTTATCTTACCTAAACTAACTGGAGCTTTACAACCTATAGTAGGTGTTATTAAAGCAATATTTTTAGGTATAAAGGGTATAGGCCAAGCTATTGGTGCTCTTTTTGGAAATGAAGAAGCAGCAAAAAGTTATGGAGATACTTTTTCTGAAGCAGGAGAGGCCCTTATGTTTGGTTTTAATAGAGGATTTGATACAGGGATGGGTAAGGATTCATTTGCAGCAGAATTGGGACTAGATTTTGGCACTGTTGCTGGTATAGGAAAAGAATCAACAGTATTTGGAGATAATTCAATATTTACCGGAGGAGCTAATGCAAATACTAATAATAATAATCAAAGTTCAGCCCTAGAACTGGATAGACTAAGACAATTAAATGAACGTAATTATCAACAACAACAAAGAGATATGAGGGAATTAATTAACGCAGTTAGAGAAAACAGACCTGCTGTTGATGTATTTGGGAATGAATTCTATGGGTCCTAGATATTTATAATAAACAATTAAAATTTAAAATTATGCCACATACACCCGGACTAAGAAATTTACTAGAAGATCCTGGAACAGGTCATGGATCAACACTTGCAGCAGAAAAACATGGTGGTCTTCCTGCCAGTGCAAATAACCCATTAATTGGAGGAAAAGGGAATAATGTTTCTACTAATAGTGTTCCTAACAACCCTATATCTTCAACATTACACTCTAATGGAGATCCTACTAATAGTTATTCATTAAATGGTAGCAATCAATCTGATGTTAATCAGGGCTATCAACAATATAATGATGGAGTTCCAAATAACTTACCTAAACCAGCAAGATTAGATATAAATAATATGGGACAAAATAATACTGTTTTAAATGGTTTACCTGTTGGAGGAGCTTTTTTACCTACATCAAATTTAACTAGTGCAAATAATGGAGTTTCACCTATGAATAATTCATTTGTAAATGGAACTTACTTTGCAAGTGCACCACCAGAAGGACTAGGAAATTTTTAAAATATAAATGCCATTAATACAATTACAAACTAACCTTAAATCTCTTACATTTGGGAGGGATAGGCCAGGAGGGGGAAGTAGTAATCAACCTTATATCACAGTAGACATTCCTCAAAACTTTGAGGATTTTCCAGAAGGTTTTGAAATTGCATTCCAAGGAGGCAATATTACTATTCCCGGGGGGTTAGGTAATATTAATATCCCTGGAGGAACAGTTAATATTCCCGGAGGACCAGATACTGATTTTTTAGTAAGAAATGGTTTAAATGTTGCTACTGATGTAACTAAAGATTTAGTAAGACTAGGTAAATATTTTGCCGGACCTTTTCCTCAAGGAGGAAGTCCTAGCGGTCTTTTATTTACAGCAAAACAAAATTTACTATCAAGAATATCAACTAAAACTCAATTTAGTGGGGTTTTAAATGAAGGAGTATACACACCTTTATCCAGTTTAACTCAGGCGGGTATTAATGCATTTGGTTTACATGTTAGAAAACAGGGTTTAATTCCTTTTATAGAGCCTAAAACATATATAAACGAACTTAAAAATAGACTTGAATTCAGTAATACTTTAAACTTTTCAAATTTTAAAGATATTAATAGATTAGTTAGATTAACTGGGATTAAAATAGATAATTCCTCAACTTGGGAAAGAAAAGATAGAAGTAGAAACCAAATATCAGAGGACTCTAATGAAATTTTAGCTTATGGTGGGGGACCAAATTCAATAATAGGAATAGGTAAAACAAGAATAAAATTTGCAACTGATAGATTTGAAAATCCCTTACAAACTGGCAGAAATAATTGGAAATTAAATACTAATAATGCTTTAGAGGGAATGCCTACTGATTTCTTTAGCTTTAGAACAGGTGAAAATGTCTATAATTACACAGTACCGGGATATTATGGTTTAGGGGGGGTTAGTTCTTTTTTACCTGATAAAACTTTAGGAGTACCAACATTTATAAATAAAAATTCTAAAGAAAATGGTAAAGTTTTTGAAGTAGGAGGTCCTGTAGAAAAACTTTATAATCCCTCGGTTTATAAAACAAATGATATTGAAAGTAATGATTTTCTTTCTTTCGATGTTATAGGTTTAAGAATACCACGAAATGATTTAAAAACATATCAAGTAGGAAGTAAACTAAATTTTACTACTAACCAATTTAAACCAATTTTACGTGGAGGAGCTGGGGCTAAATATCTTAATGCTTTAGAAGCATTAGGAAATTCTAATAATGTAATTTTAAATAAGTTCTTAAGTGTAACTTTAGGGGGAGGTTTAACTTTTGAACCTAATTTTGAAACCTCAGTATACGTATCATCTCCAACTGGATCCCTAAAAAATTCAACAAGAATATTTGATAATAATACTTTTACTTTAAATACTCAACAACTTCAAGATAAGGCTATATTATCCCTTAGTAATGGAGAATTCCCAGATTTTAGAAAAACTCTTATAGATGATAACAATATAAAAGAATCTTCAACTTTAAGTATTTCTCCTAGTTATAAAAATGCTAGAAATAGAGCAATAGACGGTCCTACAGATTCTAGAATTAATTATGCTTCACCTGGTCAAAAAGGTAATATTATTAGTTATACTAAGGGAAAAATAAATACTTTAGGTAAAATAAATATTACAGACAGATTAAATGCTTTACCTCTATATAAATCCAAAAATGTAGCAGCTACTCAAGAGGGAGATGCAGGGGGATTTAAAAATGATTTAGTTAAATTTAGAATAGCTGCTATAGATACAAATAATCCTACTAAAAAAACATATATGCATTTTAGGGCATATATAGATTCATTTTCTGATCAATATAATGCAAATTGGAACCAGCAAAAATATATGGGTAGGGGAGAACTATTTTACAAATACGATAATTTTCAAAGAGATATAAATTTATCATTTACAGTTGCTGCCCAATCAAAACCAGAAATAATGGTTATGTATAGAAAATTAAATTACCTTGCCTCCACACTAGCTCCTGATTATACTCCAGCTGGATATATGGCAGGAAATTTAGTACAATTAACAATGGGTGGGTGGTGTTATGAACTACCTGGATTTATACGATCATTAACATTAGATGTACCTGAAGAATCACCTTGGGAAATAGGTATAGATGATGAAGGATTATTTGATAGTACAGTTAAAGAAATGCCTCATATTTGTAAAGTAACAGGATTAACATTCACACCAATCCATACATTCAGACCTTCTATTATGAAATTAACTAAATCGATGTCTAAACCAGATGATAATTTAGCAGATAATAATGAATATGGAAATCAAAGATATTTAGCATTAAAAGCTACTAATAATAATTATGATAGTAAAGTAAATTGGTATATATAATAATGAGACGTTATAGCCCCATATCAACAAAACCAACACTAACAGGTAAAACAATATATAATACTGTACGTTATCCTGAAATACCTAGATCACCAAGTGATATATATGTTTATACTAGTATAGGGGATAGATTTGATACCCTAGCGGAACAATACTATGATGATTCTTCTTTATGGTGGATTATATCTATAGCGAATGGAAATTTTAAACAGGATTCATTAACTCCCCCTTTAGGACAACAAGTTAGAATCCCAGCAGATCCATCATCTATTATAGCTAATTATGAAAATTTAAACCCAGAAACTACTACTTCTACAAGAAGTACTACTATAGCAAGAGGAAGTAGTGCGGGATCTAGTGGTGGAGGAAGTGCTGGATCTAGTGGTGGTGGTGCTGGATCTGGTGGTGGTGGATATTAAAAATTAAGGGTTATGATAACGGGAGAACCTTTTGAAGATTATTTAAAAAAACAAATTTCCGATAGGCAAATTGTTCACGGAAAAGGAGTTAACCAAAATAGAACTCCTCAGGAATTAGCATATTTAAATTCTAGAACTTCTTGGGTTAAATTAGCTTCTAGTACTAATATTGACCAATTTAGATTAGATCTAATTCCTGAATTAAAAGGATCGGGTTTTACTGGTACATCTTTAGCTCAACAATATGTTTTATTTAACGGTTCTACCCAAATATTAACTAAAGAAACCTCACCATATACTGCTATATCTACTACTCCTGGTAGTGGAGGACCTACAACGATAAAAGCACAAAAGGCGGATGCACCTCCAGGAACAATGGTAGATATCCCAAACCCAGATTATACCCCTCCTGGAATTACTACTACTACTATTCCTGGTTCATTTACTGGAAAACAAGGTTCTCCAAGAGCTGGTATATTAGGAGGTTCACCCAACCCGGCATATGGTGCAACGGGTAATACAGATTTTGGTTTAGTACCTATGCCAGGAATAGAAGAAGCTACTATAACAACTCTAGAAATGGGGTCTATAAAAAGAGCTTCATTAGTCATTAAAGCACATAATAGACTACAATTTGATATAATAGATATGCTATATTTAAGGTTAGGATTTACTATTATGTTAGAATGGGGAGATTCTCATTATATAGAAAATGATACAAGAGAAATTAAAAAAATAGGAAATACTTTAATTGAAAACTTTTGGTTTAAACAAAACCCAGACACAATTAATTCTTTTAAGATATTAGGAAAAATAGAAAAACAAAGAGAAAAATATTCAGCAAGTTATGATGCTTTATTTGGAAGAATAGAAAATTTTAAATGGACATTTAATCCAGATGGTTCTTATACTATTAATTTAGATATTTTAAGTATGGGTGATGTTATAGAATCATTAAAGATGAATACACCTGCTTATAAAAATTTTGAGGATCTTTCGATTCCTCCTAAAAACCCTACTTTTTTAAATGATAATCTATTTAAAACTACTTTAGAAAACTTATTTTACCCTATTTTAAAATATTATAATGAAGAGGCTAATGAAGAAGGGGTTGGGGGTACCCAACAATCTAATAAGGGTGAAGAAATAAAAATAATTTCTTATAAATTTGGAGATGAAGAGATAGTAGGAAATACAATTCCCTACGAAGTTATAGATTCTTTAAAATTATTACCAAAATATGACCTTGCAAATACTAATGATGAACCTGGCACTATAAGATGGAATAAAGCATTTAATCAAGGTTCCCAAGTTACTAAAGCCCAATTTAATAAGGCTTATACAGTACCACCTGTAGATTATATAAGAACAACTTTTTTACCTAAGGCACATTCATATTATATAAGATTTGGAGCTTTATTAAATATTATAGAAAAAATTATTTTACCTTATATAAATCGAGATACGGATAATCCTATGGTAAAAATTGATAATAGAGTAGAAAATAATTTAATGTATTATGTTCCTAACATGGTATCTATAGATCCTAGAGTGTGTATTATAAGCAATGATTTATTTAAACAACCTAATCCAGAAGGAACTGCTATAGTTGATGAAAAAGGACTTTTTACTAATATTGAAAAATTTGTTTATCGTAATGAAAACGGAAATAGTTCATATGGAAGAATCATGAATATTTATCTAAATTTTAGTTATTTAATTAAATCAGAACTAGATTTTAAAACGGATAAAAAAGGAAATGTTTTTATAATGGATTTTTTTAGAAATCTATGTGATAATATAAATAGGGTTTTAGGAGGTGTTAATAATTTAACCCCTAAAATGAGACCCTCGGATAATACTATTTATTTTTTTGACCAAAGTGCTTTACCCGGAAAAGAAGAACTTCCTGAATATATATTTAAAAAATCTTCATTACCAAAAGGAGTAGGCCAATTTAACCTGTATGGATATGGCATTGGAGGTACAAATAAACCCCCTAAAAATTCTTCTAATTTTATACATCGCGTAGGAATTGTAACCTCAATTACCCCAGAATATGCTACTATAATATCAATAGGGGCAACTGCAGCGGGACATGTTGTAAATGAAGATGCCACAGCTTTTTCTAAATGGAATATAGGGATAAAAGATAGATTTCGTACTGATGTAGCTACTGGTTATGATAATATCCAAATAATACAAAACCAACAGAAAAAAGAACGAAAAAAATATCAAATTAATAAGCATTATTTTTATACTATTGGAAAACGATATGATGAAAGATTTTTATATTTAGGATTAAATATAGAAACCCCCTCCCCAGGCTTTTTTTCGGGGTTTGGTAATTTTGCAAAAAACATATTTTTAGGCCAAGCATTACTTGGTACTTATGTATTTAATGGTCTCCCTTTTACTGATGTAATAAGGAACCGGATTATAAGTTATTACCAAAATCAATCTTCTGATGACCAAAACTCAGACCCAAATGGTCAACCTTTAAATATTAATGATGAATTAATTGCACAAAATTTACAAGTATTTACAGCTTATTATAAATCTATTCATAATGAAGCTTATCAAACATATGATAAAGCTGCGGGTACAGTTGGTTTTATGCCCTTTAGACTTCAATTAGATATGGATGGGATTTCAGGAATGAAAATATATAATAAAATAGATATAGATTCTAGATTTTTACCTTCAAACTACCCAGAAACTTTAGAATTTATAGTAACAAATGTTACTCATACTATAAAAAACCATCAATGGGTTACGTCTATAGATAGCATAGCATCTGTTGGAAATTTATTTTCTACTAAAGAATTAGAATCAGTATCAGCATTACCCGAAAATTTCCAAGTTATAAACTTTTTACCTGCAGTAGGCCAATTTGGAGGTGTTACTAATGTTAACCAATTAGCAAAATCACAATCAACAAATGGTCCTAATGCAAATAAATTAAGAGCTACTTTAGCACAATTAGGATATAGAGAAAAAGGAGTTGAAATAGATAATGGGGGAGATATTACAGCTAACACTGAAAAAATGGCTAGTGCAATATTTAGAAAAATTAAAGAATTATACCCTTTTATCCAAATTACAGTAACCGGAGGTAATGATTATTTCCATACTCAATTATCTTATACTTCTCGTCATACAAGGGGTAAAGGAATTGATTTTGTAATATCCCCAGCAACGGAACAAAATTTAGATAATGTAGTAAGTGTATTAGATGGTTTTGCTAAGGGAGGAAATGGTAATATAAGATATATTGATGAATATAGAGATCCTTCTACTTCAGCATCTGCAAAACATTTTCACATTTCTTATGGACAAGGAACAGAAGGAGCTAGTACATTAAGAAAGGCTCAACAGTCAGACGCAGTAGCCTATACTGTACCAAATGATGATCCAGATGATCTACCTAATGGTGTTAGTGGAGAAGATAGAGAAAGTATGTATAGAGCTAAACAACGAGAAATTAAAGAAATTAATCAAGAAATATTAAAACTAGGAGGTACTAGACAATTTGATCCTAATATAATTGTAGGAACAGGCAAGTCCTATAATGCTATTAACCCAGAACTTCAGGATGCAAGAGAATTTTTAAATTATTTAAAAAGAAACCCAAATGCCCAATATGGACCTACATCTACCCAAGACCTTTTAGATCAATCTCCTACGGGTAATACTGGTACTCTTCCTAATATATCTTTTGGTAACCCTGTAGACCCAAGTTTAATTGACCCCGATACTGGGTTTATAATAGATCCCTAAAAACAAAGTATAAAAAATGGCGCAATATTATCCTAAATCTCAAATAATAACTAATCTATATACTGATGGAGGAGAATTTATATTATCTACAACAGGGAAAAATTATATAGGAGATTATTATAGTACTTCAAATGGGGTTAGTTATACTGGAAAAAATCCTAAAGATGGTGAATCTATACCTATATTACGTCCTTCCCTTTTTACAAGTAATGAAAATATAACATCTGATGCAAGTACCCCAGGTAGTGATATAATAGTATTATCTACTAACATAAACCCAAATGTAGACATTGGAGATAATAATTATAAATTAGTAGAGGATTATTTAAAATTACCCATAAGTAGTAAACAAAGTAAAAGAAAAATCCCACAAAATTTTTATCCTCAACCTACGGAATCCGATTATCAATTTAAAGAATTTCAAAGGTATTTTTGCAAAAAAAATAATGAACTAATTTATATAGAAATAAATGCTGAAACCTATAGAAAATTATCTAGTAATAATTCCAATATAGCATCTGAAATGTATACTCCTTTTCAAATTACATGGACTATATCAGGGGAAGAAAGAAAAGTATTTAATATCAATAAAAGAGTAGTATCAACATTTGAAAGAAATAATAGGTCTTTATATGGGTTTAGTGCTTATTTTAAAAATAACTTTACTCAATTTTTTAAACCAGAAGTAAAAGAGAATTTATTTACTGATGGAGGAGAATATCTTACTGAAGATGGTAGGGAATATATAGGAGACTATCATATTCACCCAGATAAGGGTCCAATGGTAGGAGCTGTCCATGTTAATGTTCCACATGATTATTTATATCCTATTTCAGAAACAAATATGCAATTCACGGGTTCTATATCTCCATCGGTACCAATATCTACTCCTTCACCTCCAACTTATACCCCACCTGCTCCAAGTGGTGGAGGAGGAGGTGGATATTAAAAATATCCTTCGTATATTTACATAATTGTTTTGGCTAATTGAAAATACTGACCAATTAAAAGGTTTTTATAATAAAGGTTACAAAGAAGCTTACATAGAAGTTATACCATATTCTTATAAAACTCATCCTGTAACTAATAAAATATCTTTAGTATATGTACATCCTTTAGATGCACATAAGGGCTATATCATCTCAATAAACCATAGCGAATCTATGCCGTTAAACAGCGAGTATATTGCTGAATTAATTAGTAGTTATGGTACATTATATGTTTGGGGTAAAAAAGAATTTTTGCATTATTACGTGCATAAAAATATAATAGATATTTCTTTAACATCCCCAGAATATGAAATGGAAACTACTAAAGCTCACCAAATCTTACAACAAAGAACTAAAGATAAGTTGGATATTAATAGAATAGTTCCTATCGTTAAGCATTATGAAACTTGTGAAAAAAATTACAATAATTTAAAACAATATTTTAATGAACCAGTCAACGAATTTTACAATAGCAGAGTACCATTGGTATTCAACGCCATCGAAAGGAGTGGAATACGAGTTAATAGAAAACTCTTCAAACAATACTTTGACAAAGATTGGGGAGATAAAGTGTACACACAATATAATTACAGAACAACTACAACAAGGCCCTCAAATAGGTTCGGAGGGGTCAATTTTGCAGCTTTAAATAAAGATAATGGTTGTAGAAAATCCTTTATACCAGAAAATGATAAACTTCTTGAAATCGATATATCAGCTTATCACCCTACTCTTGCTAGTTCCCTTATTCATTATACTTTTGATGATGGAGATATTCATAAATCTTTCGCAAAAATGTATGGGGTGGATTACCAAAAAGCCAAAGAATTAACATTTAAGCAACTTTATGGAGGTGTATTTAAACAGTATAAAAATTTAGAATTTTTTGCTGGTATTCAAAAATACATAGATCAATTATGGTACTTTTTTAAAAAAAATGGTTACATAGAATGTCCTATATCAAAACATAAATTTGAGTATGGTAAGTTGGATAATATGAACCCACAAAAACTATTTAATTATTTACTACAGAATTTGGAAACTGCAATTAATGTTCGTATATTATGGGATATAATTAAGTTACTAAAAGGTAAAAAAACAAAATTAATTCTTTACACATATGATGCTTTTTTATTAGATGTGTGCAAGGAAGAAAAAGAAGATATTAAAAAAATACTTAAAGTGTTTGATAAATATAAGTTAAAAACAAAAATTAAACATGGAGACAGCTACGATTTTACAGAACGAGATTAATATGTATAAGGCGAATTACGACTTTGAAAGTCCTTATAATATTAGTGATTTGAATAATAAACTGTTTTGTACTTTTACCACATTAGAGGGGTTAGAGGGACTAGTCAAAAGTCTCTCTTCTAAATACTCAATAATGTATAACAAAATGTTTGCATTGTATATAAAAAGCAATGATGAGTATGTTCTGACTTATAATGTTGATCAAGGTAATGTGAGTGAAATCCCTAAAAATACAATATTAGTCCATAGAAAAAAAGAAACTAATACTTTATATACTATAAACGCATTAAACGAGCTAATCAAAAGCCTAAATGGGGGAGTAGTAAATACTAAATTCCCTATAAACTGGAAGCATTACAGAAACTGTATATTGCTTACCCAACACAATGAGTTAAAACAACTCAATACTAAAATTCACAAAATAATTGAATTATAATTTGGATCCCAAATTTATGGTTCGTATATTCACGTTGAAATTTTTAAAAAACAGTTACAATTATGGATTTAAACAAAATCAAAAGTCGTTTAGACAACCTAAATCAGGCTGCTAAACCTAAAAACACAGAAAAAAAAGACTATACTTTAGTCTATTGGAAACCAAAAGAAGAAGGAAAATATCAAATTAGATTTGTACCTTCAAAAATCAACAAGGATAACCCATTTCAAGAAGTTTTTATGCATTATGGAGTTGGAAAATACCCAATAGTAGCATTAACAAACTGGGGAGAAGATGATCCAATAGTTGATTTTACTAAAAAATTAAGAAAATCATCTGAATCAGAAAACTGGAGACTAGCAAAACAACTAGACCCTAAAATGAGAGTATTCGCTCCTGTTATTGTTAGAGGAGAAGAAGATAAAGGTGTTAGATTATTTGAATTTAGTAAAACTATTTATATGGAATTACTATCAATTGCAGATGATGAGGATTATGGTGATTTTACAGATGTAGCTCAAGGTTTTGACTTTGTAGTTAATGCTTCTAAAGTACAAGATAGACCGGGATTTGCTCTTAGTTTAAGACCTAAACCAAAGCAATCACAGCTTAGTTCAGATGCTTCTCAAATTCAAACTTGGTTAGATAACCAACCAATTTTATTAGAGGAAAGATATAAATACACTTACGATAAACTAAAAGAAGAATTACAAACATTCATATCTGGAGGTGAAGAAAAAGAAGATGATATTATATCTGAACCTGCTAGTGGTTTTGAAGATGATTCACCAGCTAAAGAACAAAAGAAATTTACATTATCAACTCAAGGTACACCAAAAAAAGCAAAATCAGAGGAATTTGATTCACTTTTTGAGGATGATTTACCATTTTAATTAGATTTATATGCCTAGAGTAAAAAAATCATTATCGGAGGCAGTCTCCAAAGAAATAAGATCTAAGTTTGATTTAAGTTCCTTCAAGGAAAAGAAGGGACTAAAACAAAATGTTAAGTTTAAAGAACAAACTTGGATACCACTTTCACAAGCATTTCAAGATGTTACCTCAATACCAGGTATTCCTCAAGGACACATTGTTTTATTAAGAGGACATTCGGATACAGGTAAAACAACAGCATTATTAGAAACAGCAGTATCAGCTCAAAAAAGAGGTGTTCTACCTGTTTTTATTATTACAGAGATGAAGTGGAATTGGGAACATGCAAAGCAAATGGGATTGCAAGTAGAAGAAGTAGTAGATAAAGATACTGGAGAAATCACAAATTACGAAGGTGAATTTATTTATGCTGATAGAGAAACTATCCACACTATAGAAGACGTAGCTAAATTTATTTTAGATTTAATTGATGAGCAGAAAAGAGGTAATTTACCCTATGATTTAGTATTCTTATGGGATTCAATAGGATCAGTACCTTGTGAAATGTCTGTTAAATCAAATAAAAATAATAATGAATGGAATGCAGGTGCAATGTCTACACAATTTGGAAACAGTGTTAACCAAAGAATTACATTATCAAGAAAAGAATCATCTGAATTTACTAATACATTAGTTTGTATTAATAAAGTATGGACAGCAAAAGCAGAATCACCAATGGGTAAACCAAAACTAATGAATAAAGGTGGATTTGCAATGTGGTTTGATTCTACATTTGTAGTTACATTTGGTAATATTTCAAATGCTGGTACATCTAAAATTAAAGCAATTAAAGATGGTAAACAAGTAGAATTTGCTAAACGAGTTAATTTACAGATTGATAAAAACCATATTAATGGAGTTACTACAAGAGGTAAAATTGTAATGACACCACATGGTTTTATTAATGACAATGATAAGGAACTTAAAGAGTATAAGAACGAGAATGCACAAGCTTGGAAAGACATATTAGGTGGAGCAGATTTTACAATTGTAGAAGAAGAGCAAGCATACAACGACATTACTACTTACACAGAAGAACCACAATAAAATTATGGACAAGAAAAACTTACTTAAACTTCTCAATGATACTGAGGAGAATGATACCGGCTCATCTGAAGGTACAAGAACACTACTTATAGATGGTTTAAATTTATTTTTTAGAAATTTCGCTATGATGAATATGGTTAATCCAAGTGGTATTCACATAGGAGGTTTGGGTGGGTTTTTCCGTTCATTAGGAGCTGAAATTCGTAGAACACAACCTGATCAAGTTTATGTTGTATTTGATGGAGCATCTTCTACTACAAATAGAAAAAATATAATATCAGAATATAAATCAGGTAGAGAAGATCAACGAGTTACAAATTGGGAAGTATTTGATTCATTAGATGATGAGCATGATTCTAAAATAGATCAAATAGTTAGAGTAATACATTATTTAAAAACATTACCAGTCAAAACTGTTATATTAGATAAAGTTGAGGCGGACGATATTATAGCTTATCTGTGTGATACATTACCAAATCACCCAGAAGATAAAATATTCATAGTATCTAGTGATAAGGATTTTTTACAGTTGGTAAACAAAAATGTTATTGTTTATAGACCAATGGAAAAGAAATATTACACTGAAGAAGTATTTAAAGAAAAATATAAAATGTCTCCTCAAAACTTTATTTTACATAAAACACTTTTAGGAGATAATTCAGATAAAATTAAAGGGGTTAAAGGATTAGGTGAAAAGGGATTACTTAAAAAATTTCCTGAACTATCAGAACGTAATCTTACATTTGATGATATTTTTGAAATATGTGAGAAGAAATTTAAAGAACATGTTGTATATGCTCGTATTATACAGGGTGTGGATGATTTAGAAAAAAATTATAAAGTAATGGATTTATCAAATCCAATGATAGATGAAAATGAAAAAAAATACTTAAATGAAGTTGTCAAATCAAAAGAATTAAATTACATTCCTGAGCAGTTCATTTCGTTATATAACGAAGATCAGTTAGGTGGAATGATTAGAAATTTAGATTATTGGTTAAAAGAAAATTTTGAAAGGTTATATAAATGACATTAAAAAGTATACAAGAGTACGGTAAGGGATTTCAAATAAAGGTTTTATCTTCTTTATTAACACATAAAGAATTTTTAGCTAATATATATGATATTTTAAATGAAGAAGATTTTAACAACCAAGCACATAGATGGATTGTTAAAGAAATTATAAAATATTATGATAAGTATCATACTACACCTTCATTGGATATACTTAAAGTTGAGGTTAAAAAAATAGAAAACGAAGTACTACAACTATCAATTAAAGAACAATTAAGAGAAGCATACATAGCTTCAGATGAAGATTTAAAATACGTACAAGAAGAATTTTCTACATTCTGTAAAAATCAGGCGCTTAAAAAAGCACTACTATCATCTGTAGATTTACTAAAAGCAGGTGATTATGATTCTATAAAATTATTAGTAGAAAATGCTATGAAAGCAGGTGCTGATAAGAATATAGGACACGAATACAACTTAGATATAGAAACCAGATATAGAGAAGACAATAGAATGCCAGTTGCTACACCTTGGCCTAAAATAAATGATTTACTACAAGGTGGATTAGGACAGGGAGATTTTGGTTTAGTATTTGGAAACCCTGGAGGTGGTAAAAGTTGGTGTTTAGTAGCATTAGGTGGACATGCTATTAGAATGGGTTACAATGTTCTGCACTATACTTTAGAACTTGGAGAAGATTATGTTGGAAGACGTTATGATTCTTTCTTTACTAAAATACCTGTTAATAAAATAATGTTGGAAAAAGAAAGTGTAGAAGAGGTGATACCACAATTACCTGGAAAATTAGTAATTAAAGAATTTCCTACTGGGAGAGCAAGTATTCACACAGTAGAATCCCATATTAGAAAATGTATAGACCAAGATGTCAAGCCAGATCTTATACTAATTGACTATGTTGACCTTCTTTCATCAAAAAGAAAGAATGTTGATCGCAAGTATGAAATAGATGATATTTATACTAGTACAAAAGGTCTTGCTAGAGAATTAAATTTACCAATATGGTCAGTTTCTCAAGTAAACCGAGCAGGTGCGAAAGACGATGTTATAGAAGGAGACAAAGCAGCTGGATCTTATGATAAAATAATGATAACAGATTTTTGTCTTTCCCTGTCTAGAAAATCGAAAGATAAAATAGAAGGTACCGGAAGGTTCCATGTAATGAAAAATAGGTACGGAATGGATGGTTTAACATTTGGAGTAAAAGCTGATACATCAACAGGACATTTTGAGGTTCATGATTATAATGAGGAAAATGAATTAGTGGCTCCTTCAATACCAGTTAACCCACATTCTAACCTGGATCATTTTGATCTAAAACGACTAAATCGAGAGTTTAATTCTTAAAAATTAATAAAATTATGGCAAATTTAAATATGTCCCAGGAGATTCTATCTAAAATTGTAGTGTATAACAAATATGCAAAATATGATAGGGATAAGGGAAGAAGAGAAACATGGACGGAAATAGTAGATAGAAATAAAACTATGCATTTATCAAAATTTCCAAATTTAAAAGAAGAAATAGAAGAAGTATATAAATTTGTATACGATAAAAAAGTTTTACCTTCAATGAGAAGTTTACAATTTGCAGGTAAGCCTATTGAAATAAATAACTCTCGAATATTTAATTGTTCTTATTTACCTGTAGATGATTGGAGATCATTTAGTGAAGTAATGTTTTTACTACTTTCTGGATGTGGGGTAGGTTATTCTGTACAAAATCACCACATAGAAAAACTTCCTGAAATAAAGGTACCAACTAAAACTAGAAGATTTTTAGTAGGGGATTCTATAGAAGGATGGGCTGATGCAGTAAAAGTTCTAATGAAATCTTATTTTGGTATATCTAATTCAAGACCTAAATTTGATTTTAGAGACATTAGACCTAAAGGAGCAGAACTAATTACAGTAGGAGGTAAAGCACCAGGTCCAGAACCATTAAAAGAATGCTTATTCCAAATACAAAAAGTTTTAGATAGAAAAAAAGATGGAGAACAGTTAAAACCAATAGAAGCACATGATATTATTTGTCATATAGCTGATGCTGTACTATCTGGTGGTATTAGAAGAGCAGCACTAATTTCATTATTTGATTTACATGATGAAGAGATGTTAACTTCAAAATATGGTTTTTGGTGGGAGAAAAATCCTCAAAGAGGTAGAGCTAATAATTCTGCTGTAGTAATTAGATCTAAAGTAAGAAAAAAAGATTTCTTTCAATTATGGGATAAAATAGTAGCCAGTAATTCAGGTGAACCTGGTGTTTATTTTTCAAATGATAAAGATTGGGGAACTAATCCATGCTGTGAAATAGCCTTAAGACCTTACCAATTTTGTAATTTAACAGAAATTAATGTTTCAGACATTGAAACACAAGAAGAATTAAATGCAAGAGTAAAAGCAGGAGCGTTTTTAGGTACATTACAAGCTAGCTATACTGATTTTCATTATTTAAGAGATATTTGGAGAAGAACAACTGAAAGGGATGCTTTACTAGGAGTAGGAATGACAGGAATAGGATCAGGTAATATTTTAAAATTTAATTTAAAAGAAGCAGCTCAAGAAGCTAAAACGGCTAATGCCGAAATAGCAAAAATTATAGGTATTAATAAAGCAGCTAGAGTAACTACAGTTAAACCATCAGGAACTAGTTCATTAGTATTAGGAACATCATCGGGTATTCATGCTTGGCATAATGATTATTACATTAGAAGAATGAGATTAGGTAAAAATGAAGCTTTATATGAATACTTGGCAAGTAATAATCCTAAACTAATAGAAGATGATTTCTTTAAACCTACTTTACAAGGTGTAGTTTCTTTACCTCAAAAAGCACCTGAAGGAGCTATATTAAGAACTGAATCTGCTTTGGAACTACTTGAAAGAACTAAAAAATTCAATGTAGAATGGGTAAAAGAGGGTCATAGAAAAGGAGATAACACTAATAATGTTTCAGCTACAATATCAGTTAAAGAAGAAGAATGGGAAAATGTGGGTAAATGGATGTGGGAAAATAGAAGAACTTTTAATGGTTTAGCTGTTTTACCTTATGATAATGGATCTTATACCCAAGCCCCATTTGAGGATATAGATGAAGAAATGTATCTTAAAATGGAAAAATATTTAAAAAACATTGATTTAACATTAGTTAAAGAAACTTCAGATGAAACTGATTTAAATAATCAAGTAGCATGTGCTGGAGGAGCTTGTGAAATAGTTTAACTTTTTCACATATTTATATAAAACAACAAAATAAAAATAAATGAAATATTTAAGAAGATTTTGGAATTGGTTACTAGGAAAAACTACTATTGACGAGAAAATCGAAGCTAAAGTAGACGAAATTGTTGAAGAAGTAAAAGAACGAGTTGATAGGATAAAAGAAGAAGTTGCTGATGTAAAAGCAGCGGCTTCTGAAGTAGCTAATCAAGCAAAAGACGTAGTTGATGCTGCCAAAGGTAAAAAACGAAGAGGTAGACCTAAAAAAAAATAGTCAACTAAATAATTAAGTTTTAAAAAAATAGTTTTATGAGATTAATAACTTATATAAAACATAAACTTATGGCTTTTAGAGACATGTTTAAGGATGAAAATGACATTAATGAAAAAAATGTTGTTGGGTTTGCATCCTTTGCTGTAATGGTAATATTTGCAATTGCGGATATAATTACTGGGTGGGTAGGAGACCCTTTAACAATTAATGAATTTATTTATAATTCATTTTTATGGATTACCCTAGGTAGCTTTGGTATAGCTGAAGCAGGAAAAATATTTGGTGGTAAAAAAGATAATATTGAAGAATAATGTTACTAAAAAAAGGATCAAGAGGACCAGATGTTAAAGAATTACAAGAAGCTCTAGGATTAGCAGCAGACGGTATATTTGGTTCTGGCACTGAAGCAGCAGTAAAAAAATTTCAAAAAGAAAATAATTTAGATGTTGATGGTTTAGTAGGTAAAGGTACTTGGGAGGCTTTAGGTTTAGATACTGATACCTCAGATTGGAACCCTGCTACAGACAAAGATGGTAAATTAGAATATTTGGGTAAATATACTACTAAAGATGGTTTAGAAATAGATAGAGCTTATTTAGATGGAGATGAATATGTAAGAGATTATGGTAAAATAGAACCATTAGGATTTTTTATTCATCACACTGCTGGCTGGGATAATCCTTATAATACAATTAATAACTGGAACCGGGATACAAGAGGTAGAGTAGCTACACAATATTGTATAGGTGGTACTAATGTAAAAGGTAAAGATGCACCTCATGATGGTGTAGTAGTAGAATGTTTTCCAAATAACTATTTAGGATGGCATTTAGGTAAAGTAGGTGGATTTGCTATATCTAAATTTTCAGGAGGTGTAGAATTAAACAATTTTGGTTATTTAACTAAAAAAGGAGATAAATACTACACTTATGTTAATACAGAAGTTAAACCAGAATATGTTTGTGATTTAGGATATAAATTTAGGGGCCACCAATACTGGCATGCTTACTCAGATAAGCAAATAGAAAGTTTAAGACTACTTATTTTACATTTAAAAGACATTTATCCAAAAATGGATCTAGAAAATGGTATTCCTAAAATGTTAAAAGAAGGAGTACACCCAAAAGAAGCATTTGAGTTTAACGAAGATGCATATAATGCAAAACAATTTGGGTTATGGTCACACACATCTGTAAGAAAAGACAAGTTTGATTGTTTTCCTCAAGAGGAACTTGTCAATATGCTAAGGAATTTGTAAATTAATCTTATGATTAAAAAAATAACAGATAGGATATTCCCTGCTTTAATTGCTTTATCTGCACTTTCCGTATCTGCTTCGGCAGCATTTTACTCAATTAGTGGATTAAGTAAGTTATTTGCAGGAGCAGCATTTGCAGTTATAGTAATGGCAGCTTCATTAGAAGTAGCTAAATTAGTAATAGCATCTTTACTTTACCAATACAGAAAAACATTACCATTTTTACTTAAAGCTTATTTATCTATTGCTTGTGTTGTATTAATATTAATTACTTCAATGGGTATATATGGGTTTTTATCTGCTGCTTACCAGGATACAGCAAATAAAGAAGGTAATGTTGAAACTCGCATTGTATTAATAGAAACTAAAAGAGATAATGTTAAAGAACAATTGGAAGTTTATACTGAAGAAAAAACATCTATAAATGAAGCAGTAGCTGAACTTAGAAAAGGTTTATCTAATAATAAAATACAGTGGAGAGATAAAGAAACTAACCAAATTATTACTTCAACTTCTAGTAGAACTAGAAAAGCACTAGAAAAACAATTAGATCAAGCCATAATTAGACAAACAGAAATAAATGCCAAAGTGGATGTTTTAAATGAAAAAATATTTGAATATGAAACTGAAATAGTAGAAACTAGAATAGGAGATGGTTCTACAAGTGAATTAGGCCCACTTAAATATCTTTCAGGTTTAACAGGTTTACCAATGGATAGAATAATAAACTATCTTTTATTAACAATAATATTTGTATTTGATCCTCTAGCAATAGCATTAGTAATAGCAGCTAATTTTGCATTTGCTGGATTAAGAAAACCAACCAGAGAAAATTTATATGGTGAAACAGTAGAATGTTCTGTTCCTGAAGGCAAAGAATTTAATACACCTTATGATATAGATGATTTAATAGAATCAGAACCTGAAGAAGAAGTTAATGATGATTCCCAAACTATAAATGAAAAAGAAGAACAAATCAAAAAATTAGAAGAAGAAGCAGCTAAAATGGAAAATAGACCACTTTTTGAGAATGCTTATAATAAAGTAAAAAATCAAATTAAAAAATTAAGGGATGAAGATAATACGATTACTTACTAAAAGTATTTGGCTTCCTCAATAAAGGTTCGTATATTCAAGTATGGTTAAACATTATATTTACGATGTAGATAAAGATACAATTTTAGAGAAAATATCCCAACTACAACCCCTTAATTACAATCAATTTAGATGGTGGAGAAGATTCGATACTCCAAATAAACCATTACATAAAAATTCTGATTTACTCAGAAAAATTAAAAATGGTGATTATGAATTTTCACATTATTATTGGCAAGCTAGATATGCTGAAATAGAAATAAACGAATTACATCATGAAACATACCCTGATGCTGTTCTATTTAATGAAAAAAATGCTATGAACGGTGCTAGAAGAAAACGTCTATGGGATGATTTTGAAAAAGATGAGAAAGAACGTATGGATAATTTTACAAAAGATCTTTACCATACATTTAAAATGTCTCGAGAACAAATAAAAAAAGAAATGGAGGAATTTGGAGGTACGCTAGAGGATTTTTATCATTACTGTGATAAAGAATTTGGAATAAGACAAGAAAAATTACAAACACGAGGAAGACCAAGAAAAGTTATATGAAAGTATCACATGAAGCACCCATCCCATATATGAGACAAGTTAGAGGGATGATTGATTATGATTATTGTTTACCACACTTATTAGATGAAAGTGCAGAATATAAATTATATTTTCAAGAATCTAAAGAAATGGGACGTTATATTATTATGGATAACTCCTTACATGAATTAGGAGAGCCATATGATAAAGAACGTTTAGCTCATTGGTTATATTATTTTGAACCAGATGAATTTATAGTACCGGATTATTGGCAAGATAAAACAGCTACACTAGTATCAGCTAAAGAATGGATTAATAAAACATATCCTGACAATACTACACCAGTAGCTGTAGTACAAGGAAATAATGCATCAGAAGCTAGAGAATGTTATAGAATATTAAAATACCAGGGATATGAAAAAATAGCTTTTAGTTATGGTGCAGATTGGTATTATGATGAAGGTAAATCATCAATACCTAACTTAGAAAATGTAGTAGTAACTAAGGCTCATGGTAGATACAATTTTATAAAAGAATTATTTAATGATAATACAATTAAAAAATCAGATAATATACATTTATTAGGGTGTAATGTACCACAAGAATTTAGTTGGTACAAAAATATGCCTTTTATTAAAACAATAGATACATCAAACCCAGTTATACATGGTTTAGCAGGAATCAAATATAATGATTGGGGGTTAGATGAAAAAATATCTACTAAGGTAGATAAATTTGAAGGAAAAGCTGAACATTGGGAAACAGCAATTTATAATATACAAAAATTTAAAACATTTATACCAGTATGAAACAAGCAGTATTAAGTTTAAGTGGTGGGATGGATAGCAGTACACTATTACTTCACCTATTAGCACATGACTATAAAGTAACAGCTCTTAGTTTTGATTATGGACAAAAACATAGAGTTGAATTAGAAAGGGCACAACAATTAGTAGATTATTTAAATAGTAAAGCAGATGAAACTTTAGCTAAAAATGATTTAGGAGAAGTTATTAAACACCATTTTAAGCCTATTACATATCAAACAATTAAATTAGATGGTTTAACATCACTACTAAATTCAGCTTTAGTATCAGGAGGAGATGAAGTACCAGAAGGTCATTATGAAGAAGATAATATGAAAGCTACAGTAGTACCTAATAGAAATAAAATATTTTCTTCAATTACACAAGCAGTAGCATTATCAATAGCAAATAAAACAGAATCACCTGTTAAAATAGCAATGGGTATTCACGCTGGTGATCATGCAATTTATCCTGATTGTAGACAAGAATTTAGAGATGCAGATTATAAAGCATTTACTGAAGGTAACTGGGAAGCATCAAGGGTATCATATTATACACCTTATTTAGAGGGAGATAAATATGATATTTTAAAAGATGGAGAATCATGTTGTGGAGCTTTAGGAATTGATTTTAATGAAGTTTATAAAAGAACAAATACATCATACAAACCAACAGCTGAAGGATTATCAGATTACAAATCAGCATCATCAGTAGAAAGAATAGAAGCATTTTTAAAATTAGGTAGAAAGGATCCCGTTGTGTATGTTGATGGATGGGATGTAGCAAAATCTCATGTTGAAAAATTATTAGCAGAGCATGCAAATAACCCTAATATGAATGATACAATTGATATAGTAAATAATATGCAATGAAATATCCAGACGCAAAATTACACCAAATAACAAGTTTTATAAAATCAGGAATACGGATTATAGGGTATTGTTTTATACCTTACAATTTAATGATAGCAGCTATCATGTTAGTATTAAGTGAAATAGTAGGAATAATAGAAGAATTAGTATAATGGGAAAACATCAATCAAGTAAAGTTTTTGACGGGTTTAGTACAGTGTTTCGTCAATGGAAAGCAGAAGATACACACTGTAGATTTTTACATGGATACGGAATTTCATTTAAAGTATATTTTGAAGGTGAATTAGACCATAGAAATTGGGTTTGGGATTTTGGAGGTATGAAAAGAGCTAAAACTAAAATAGATGGAATGTCTCCTAAAGCATGGATGGATTACATGTTTGACCATACATTGATTGCAGCAAAAGATGATCCAGCCGTAGATGTTTTGGAAGAAATGAATGAAAGAGGCATCATACAATTAAGATGGGTTGAAGCAACTGGAGCAGAAAAATTTGCTGAATATATTTATAATAAGCTAAATAATTTTGTACATGAAGAAACCGAGGGTAGAGTAAGAGTTACTAAAGTTAAATTTATGGAGCATGGTAAAAATGCAGCTTATTATACAGAATGATTAGTAAAACAGTGAACGAAAAACCACTTTAAAAAATTTACAACATGTTAAAAAGAATAAAGGATTACAATAGAGTACTCCCTGTACTAGAATTGTATAGGTGTGTACAATCAGAAGGGTCAAGATTTGGAAGACCTACAATAGCAGTAAGAACAACAGGATGCACGCATAGATGCTACTTTGGAGAAGGTGGATGGTGCGATTCTTGGTATACAAGTATACACCCAGAAAGGGGCACATTTACTTTTAATGACATTATTAAAATATATGATGATAACCCTCATGTAAAAGAAATGATGTTAACGGGAGGATCACCAACAATGCATCCTGCTTTAGTAAATGAATTAACTCATTTTGCAAATGAAAGAGATATATTAATAACAATTGAAACTGAAGGATCTCATTTTTTAGAAACGGATCATCCTTTAGATTTAATATCTTTATCACCTAAATTTTCTAATTCTGTACCTGTAGTAGGAGCTGAAACACCTAATGGTGCCATAGTAGATGAAAGAATGATTAAGGTACATAATCGTTTAAGATTAAATAGAGATGCTATTAGAAAAACAATAAACTATCATAAAGATTACCATTTTAAACCAGTATGGGATGGTACAGATAAAAATTTAGAAGAGATAGAAGCATTTAGAGTTGAAATGGACATTCCAAAAAATAAAACGTTTATAATGCCTGCGGGAGATACTAGAGAAACATTAGTTGAAATGTACCCTAAAGTATTTGAATTATGTGCTGAAAAGGGATATAATATGACAGGTAGAGATCATATCATTGCTTTCAATACAGAACGAGGAGTATAATCTTTTTCTATTTTTATGTTATATTTATTAACATATGAGTATAAAAAGAGGTGAAATAACAACTAAGATTATAAAAAATGGGCTAGTATTCAATATGGATGCGGCTAATAGAGCAAGTACTATACCTAGTACGAGTACTACTAAAACCTTTAATACTATAGATACTTCTATATCTGGAGCATTTTCATCAAATGCCCAATGGGAAGGCCCAATTACTGCAAGTTTTACTTTTGATGGAGCAGATGATTTAATTACTTGTTCTCCTTCAAATATTCCAACAGGAGCAGTAACAGTCAATTGTTGGTTAAAAACCACAGAAACAACTTATGATATTGTATTTACAACAGGATATCAAAGTTCTGGGGTAGCAGGTTCAATAGAATTACTAATAAGTAGTGGTAAGGCAAGATTTAGAAGAGGAGATAATTCAAGTAATGAAGTTACTTTAAATAGTAGTAATACTTTTAATGATGGTAATTGGCATAATATAACTTTAACAGATACACATTTATCCAATGGTATGAGAGTTTATATAGATGGGAGTGATAATAGTAGTTCTACTTCAATAGGTTCTACAAGTTTTACCCCAGCTAATGGAACATTTTTATATATAGCAGGTCAAAATTCATTTCATGGGGATTTTAAAGGAAATCTTGCTTGCATGCAAGTATATAACCGCGCCTTATCAGCAGAAGAAGTACTATACAACTACAATGGTTTAAAATCAAGATTCGGATTATAATGGGAGTACAAGGAGGAAGCATAACAACAGATATTATAAAAAATGGGCTAGTATTCAATATGGATGCTGCAAATAGGGCAAGCACTATACCTAGTACTAGTACTGATAAAACATTTAATACTGTAGATACTAGCGTTTCTGGATCTTTTATTAATGATACATTTTATGATTCCAGTACTATTTCTCCTAGTTTTGATTTCGATGGTACTGATGATTATATTCAAACAAATTTTTTACAAGATGCAACTAATAATTTTAGTGTTTTTAGTTGGATAAATGTTGATTCGCCTTCAAATACAAAATATCAGTTTTTAGGTACAAGAGAAGAGTCTACAGGTGCAAGTACTTCAAAAGGTTTTGTTTTTCAGTTAAATGGCTCTAGAGAAGTACAGGCAAGAATATTTACTACAACTTCAAATATAACACAAGTAAATGCTGGAGTAGTTACAAATGGTATTTGGGCTAATGTTGCTTTTACTTATGTAGCAAGTATAAAAACTTTAAAAATATTTCGTAATGGAATTGAAGTTGGTTCTGCAACGGGAACTGCTGCAGGTGTAACAAGTCCTGATAGTATGAGTATTGGTAGAGCTGCTACCGGTGGACAATATGGTTATTTTGATGGCAATATAGGTCCAATCCACATCTACAACCGCGCCTTACCATCAAACGAAGTCCTACACAACTACAACGCATTAAAAGGCAGATTTGGTTTATAACATATTTATAATAAGATGGGATTAGCACACGGAGCAAATATAGTAAATGATGGATTAGTATTTTTAGTAGATCCTATAAACCCTAGATCATGGACTGGACCTGATTCTAGTACTGTAAACAGTTTAAAAGGAGGTATAACAGGTTCTATAAATAATGATACATCTGGAAGTTATGGTTTAAATAATAGTTTTGACTTTGATGGAACTGATGATATTATCCATACAAATACTAACCCAAGAACATTAATAGGAAATAATAGTAGTTACAGTGTTTCTATTTGGGTTT